AAGGGTGCATGGCTTCCTAGCTCTACATTGGCAAAGCACGCACACATGCGCTGAATCTCGGGCCTTGGGAACAGGCGGCTGATCTTTCCTCCCCACAGTTCCTCCCCTCCGATCATGAGTTCGTACTGGGTTAGGACAGATTGGGCGGTAAGAACGCCATGCCGTTCGGCTTCGTTAAGGCCTACTCGAAAGTCCTGCTCGTCTTCCTCAACACCAAGTTCTTCTGCTGGCCAGAAGATGGCTTGCTGTTCAATGGCCATTTCCGTTGCCCAGGGATACCTTGCAACATAGGAATCGGTTGGAGTTTCAATATCACTTAGAGGTTTTTGTTTGGACATGCTTATCTTTCTGTTCCTGGACAAGAAAAAGAGCCAAGGCCTCCCCAGGTGATATGGAGACATTGACTCTATGAGGAAGCCATAAGCATGGCTTGTTGGTTCAAAAGCCCCGGAGGACTTTTCCCGAATTGTTTCGGGGAATGACAGTTTACTGCGGTTTTAGTGTTTAGTACCTACCTTTAGTTAAGGCAGGCCAACTCACAGGAAACAGGGGCTCAATGATCTGATCTACTTGGTTTGCAAGATCCTGGATTTCCTTCTGAGCATGGGAATCCGACCGCTGGTTGTAGAAGTTGGCAAAGGCGTACAGGGAACCTGTCCAGACCCAGTTGACTTCAACTCCTTGAGGCAGGATGAACCTAGCTTGCTCAGGACAAACCCCGGAATTCACCATCAATTCATAGATATCGACGGCTTTGGTGCACTGCTCCAAGTAGATTTCTTTCCATTTACCGCTTCCTGGATGTACTCCTGCGCTTCCTTGCTTGACTGAAGGAGCGGAGGCACGAAAGTGGTCTGGAAGGTGTAAAACGGGTCGCGTTGAGATGTAGCGCCGGGATTCCTCAGACTCCACGTATCCGATCTTGTGCTTGAAACACTGCACTCGGATAGGAATGGGCGCAGTCATCCGAAGCGTAATGTGAGGATGACCAAACGGCACCCAGTGCTCTGGGATCTTACGAAGGTAAGTCGCCAGTTCACTGGCTTCCTGCATCGACATCCGCATCCCGTATTCAGGCTCTCGAGCAATGGTTTTGACTAGCTTTTCCCAATCGCCACTGGTCATTCCCCTGGCTAAGAACCTAATCAGGTTGTTGTTTTGGGCTTCAGTAAAGTTATCGGCCAGCTTGGCAAAGGACTGTCGAGCAAAGTTGGCTACATCCCGGTCGGAAAGGTAATGGTTTTCGTAGATTGCTTTCACTGGATTCTTTCTTATTGGTTAGGGAAACGGGGATAATGATTCAATTTGGTGGAGGTTTTAATGACTTCATGTTCGACTACTGCGTGTGGTGTTGGTGGTTGGGGCGGCCCTCAACCAGGTGATCCAGACAACAACTCAATCCTGTCAGCAACGCCTGCTTTTGGGGGTATTGATGTTTCTTGGTCCTATCCGACCACAAACCCTGCTGCTGTGGCGCATGTCTTGCTGTATCGAGCCATCATTGCTGATTTTAATGCTGCGATTCAGATTGCTACGGTAGGAGGAAATTTCTTTTATGACAAAAGCTCAACTACTCAGCTTATCCAGTACTTTTACTGGATCAAGATTGTTTCAGTAAATGGCACTGTAGGGGCTTTGATTGGTCCTGCTTCTGCAACTGCTCGACCTACTATTGAGCAAGTCATTGAGCAGCTTTCTGGAAAGATTGAAGAGAGTGCTTTAGCTCAGGGGTTGAGAACTCAGGTCAATCAAATTGCTCCTAATTACGCAGATCTTCAGCAGGAGATTGCAAATCGAGTTGCAGCTAATACGGCTTTATCTACTGCATTAGCTACGGTTCAAGCCGGAGTTAATCAGTCAATCACTTTGCTTGATCAAGAGATCACTCAACGCCAGGATGGCGACTCAGCGCTTATTGGGCAGGTCAATACGATTGCAGCTGGTAATGCTAATGCATTGGCACTTATTCAAGCTGAGACTACTGCTCGCGTATCGGGCGATCAGGCTGTTGCTTCTCAAGTAACCACGTTGTCAGCTACTGTGGATTCTAAGTTTGCAGAAGCTCTGACTGCAGCTAACGTAGCTAAAGCTGCAGCTGATGCTGCGAATTTGGCAATTGACAACATTGCCAGCGATTCAATTCTGTCTCCGTCAGAGAAGCCTCTGGCAGTGCGTGAATACGCAATCATTACGGGCGAACAAGCAGGCTTGACTGCTCAAGGTACGGCTTATGCCATTACGACAGCGCTGACGGCATACACCAGCGCGATTACAGCTCTGACAACGTACTTGAATGGTTTGACTGGATGGAACGTCATTCCAGGCTCGAATGTGACCATTGTTGGAGCCACGTTCCGCTCTAAGTTTGCTGATGTCTATACAGCCAAGCAGGCTCTTTTAAATGCCATTGTGGCTAAAGCTAAAGTCCTTGCTGACGCTGCTCAAACCACTGCAACTCAAGCAGCTGCTGACATCGTTGTGGAAAGGCAGGCTCGAATCTCAGCTGATTCGGCATTGGCTCAAGACATTACGACGCTGCAGACTGCATCGACAAATGCCAGTAGCGGCATACTGGATTTGAAGCAAGCCAAGATTGGCTATGCGGCTCTTACGGGTACTTCTACGCCTTACGATGGAGACAACACGACAATCGTGTATCCATCTGCTTCTTACCCGGATGCCACCTACCCAGAGTACGCAGTAAATCGTAGAAGGATCATTGATAAGGTCGGCGTAACCAATTGGAATGCAACTCCTGCTGGAGTTGCTAAGCCTTTGAGCTGGTTGGTTGGCATGCCACTGGCTACTGCAGTCAAAGCTGTTCAAGTAACTGGGCCTGATGGGACTCTAGGATCAGTGGAGTCTGCTATGACGGCACAGAAGACGCTGAACGATACTCTGAAGGCTCAGTTCACAGTCAAGACAGATCTTGCTGGAAGAGTCGCTGGCTTTGGATTGGCTTCTGAAAGCACAACTGCTGGAGCCTCTACATCAGACTTTGCAATCAATGCTGATCGCGTTTGGATTGGAGCTCCAGTTGATTTCTCTCAAGAAACTGCTCCTACCACTGGCTTGGTTACAGGAAAAACTTGGTACAAGCCATCAACTAGAGAAACATTTAGGTATGTCGCTGCAGTTGGTATAACCCCTGCTTACTGGCAGCTGTTCAATCCTATTAAACCGTTTATCGTTACCACAACAGGGGATTCTCCTGGGGTGTATATAAACGATGCTTACATTAATAAACTTACGTTTAGTAAGCTTCGGGACGAAACGGGAAACTTTCTTGTTGAAAACGGGAAAGTTAAAGCCGACTACTTAAATGTTATTCAAATTAACGGCGGCTCCTATACTGGATACGCTTGGCCTGCAGGAGGCACTGGTTTTCATATCGGCCCTAGTGGATTACTCATGGGCCGCTATGACGCAAATAATCCTTCCAGCGGGTATTTCCAGTACGATGTTGCTTCAAAGGCCCTGTACACGAATGGAATGAGCATTGTAAACGGGGTGCTCTCTATATCGCAGGCCAATGTCATTAATACAATTAACATTGCTGGTGAATCAGTAGTTGTGGTTGATCAGTTCAACTTTACTAAATACGGCAATGGAGGCTCTAACACTGGCTCGCATACAGACACGTATAGCTTCTATATGGCCAGCGCAGGTTACGTGCACATAACCGCAATCTCTACTTTCTTTACCAATTCGCCTCCAGCAGATGTTTCAGAAACTAATTTTTATGTTGATGGATCTTTTATTGGAGGAAGGAACGGCACTGGCACGCTGTCAACCTTGCCAAAGGTAGTGATTGCAAAAAGATATTTGACTGCAGGATGGCACTCTGGAACTGCGGTACATACCTACAGTAGCATTGAAGTCAACGATGTTTTGAATCTTACTGATGTGCTGATACTAAAGGCCTATAGATGAAGCGCTGTTTTTTTAATATATCTGATGGTTCGTTTGTTAAGTCAGTAGAAACCAATCATCAAGAGACTATTGACCGTAACACTCCGCCAAACTCAGTGTATTTTGATGGAGATTACGGAGTTGGGCATTACGTCAAAAATGGAAAGGTTACTGAGATTCCTGCCAGACCGTCAGAGTTTCATAGGTTTGATTTTTCATTAAAGAATTGGGTTCCCTGTGAAGGCAGTATTAGGGAAAAAAGACGTACTCTTCTTGAAGTCTCGGATTGGACAGATACTCTTTCTTCTAAAGAAAGACTTGGGGAGCAACTTTACACCGCTTGGATGGTTTATCGACAAGCTTTGAGAGACATTCCTGAGCAACCTGGTTTTCCAG